TACACCGTAAAGACCGCCGACTATGCCTCCATCACAGAGTCGGCTCTTCAAGCTCCTTCTGCTTCCGGAGTGTACCCCGGATACCCGTCCCCGGCCTTCCCCCTTTGCAACCAGGTAATTAGCGGAACGACCTATCCCGTCGTTCTGTGGCAGGGGATTTCTCCTGATGTTGCTGGTGGTGAGTTGGACGGTCATCCGTTCGAAGTCAAGATTGCTGGTACTGCAACCGGAGCGTCAACCTGCACGTTGACTGTTAAGCTGTATCAGGCGTCGTATTCTGTTCTAACCAGCGGGATCACGTCCACCACCTACGCTACGCTAACCACGCATGGTCCGAACGGTACTGGAATTTCTCAGGTCGTTAGTACCTCGTCCATTGCTTTGGGCTCCACGGCTAAGACTAACTTCGTGATAACCGTTCCTTTGGTTTGGGACTCGACATCCAAAACGTTGAACTGGGCCTCTGCTCCTTCTGCATACGCAATCGGAGCTTCGCTTTCAGCAACCACTGGAACCGCGTCTACCACGAGCGTTGCCCAAACCGACCTGAACTTCTTCCCGACGTTCACTTGGGGCACGGTTTTCGGCGGTTCCTTGGTTCTCACGGAATTTGTCATTAACCGGTTGTAAATCAACAACTTATGGGGGCCGAAAGGCCCCCGCAAGGAGTCCGATATGGAATGGCTATGTCTTATTGGATTTCTGGCATTGGCAGGATGGGGGATAGATAGACATCTCCGTTTGCGTGATGTGGAAATTGATCTCAAAGCACACTTGGGAGACCTCCTGGTAGCACGAGACTCCTTGACCGACAAAACCTGCAAATGCTGTGCGCAGTCTCGGATTCTGGAATTCAAAGCCCTGATTAGAGAGCACTTCAAGTTATAAAGGAACTCCATGCCCAATGTTTTAACACAAAATCCGTTGATTATAGACACGGATATTACAACGTTCAGAAACGCTTCGGCGGTTACTTCGACGAATTGCACACAGGGGCAGGGGATTCGAGTAACCAAGCTCGTGCTGGCGGTGGCCCACGGCGGAGTTTCTAGTGCCGGGACGGTAACAATTACTTCTCCCTCCGATAGTTCTGTTCTTTACCCCACGCTTTTGGTGACTGCTTCGCAACCGGCGGACAACGAACTTTATGTTGATTCAGAACCGGCTGTGACGGGCGGCGTGTGCTGGAGAGATTTTGCAGTAACCGGAGTTACCGCCACTGGAACCAAGTTGTATATTTGGTATAAGGTATAGGAGAAGAGATGAAAAAGCTACTCCTCCTGCTCGCGCTCCTGTCCATTAACTGGACGATGAAAGCGCAGGTCCCTGTTTGGTACAACCCCAATGTTCCTTCTGTTTTGGTCAACGGGAGCACTGCCGCGACCCAACCCAACCCCTATGACTATACGACCGATATTGCCACAGATCAGTTTGTTGTGCGCTTGACAAACATACAGATGGCGACTACTCCTTTGAGCGGCGTAACCGGGGGAACATACTCTTTCAACAGTGCGTGTACCGGAACTCAAGCAAACCTAACAGCCATAGCAGGGGCCGTCACAAGCATTTTAGTTTGGATTCCGGTTGGCTCGGGGTGTCAAGCTGGGGATGTTATCACGTTTCAGGCCGGAAACTATGACGCCTTGGTGCAAATCACCTCTGTTAATGGGTCTGGTCAACCAACAGCGGGAACAATTCTGTACGGCGGAACTGGGTACAGCAGCGGGACTGCTGTTGCCGAGACCGGAGCAAACGCGGTTCAATTCACCTTTCTTTTGTCGGGTACGCTGACCAGCGGCGCTACGTTTGTCATGCCTTTTGGAAGTTATTTACTCACCAGCAATCAATGGTTTTGGGCAAATAATACAACGGGGGCTTTTACCACCACGGTCTGCCAGGCGGGGTCGGCAGGGGCAAATACCTGCGCGGGCGGCGGGCGGACCGCAGTCCTCCCCCAAGGCCCTGCTAATTCTTGTACTGCGCTGCTGAATGCAGATGGAATTGCGAACGTCGATGTTGTTTACAATCAGTGCGCGGCGTCTATTACTGGAGGTAGCGCAACAGGGCTAACGGCGCTCTCAACCGCCGCTTTAACTGCGATTGGAACCAAATTCAGCGTAACAGGCTGCGGCACGGCGACTAGCCTTGTCGGCGGGTCTCTAGCTGGAAAGTTTGTAGCAGCACAAGCGGCTTGTACGCCTGTTATTTCCACCAATCTGACCGCGCCAACTGGTTATTCTTGTTGGATGAACGACCAGACTACCACAAGCGTTAAATTCCAGCAAACCGCGTATTCTCAAACGACGGCCACCTTTACCGCAACCGGAACTCTGGGAGGAACCGACACCATCAATTTCGGTTGCTTGGAGTTTTAAGAGATCAATCAGGAGACAACATGCCCACGAAGAAATCGACAGCAAAACCAGCAGAGACCAAGATCAAGATCAAAGTCAAGGCCGGAACGCCCGAAGCAGCAAAGAACGCCTTGAAAAAGGCCATCAAGTAGTCCATTAACCGGACAGAAGGAATCAACATGGCTGAGGAAAAGAATTCCCGGGCTCATTCCGCAATGAGCGGGGGCAGCAAGAAGTCTTCCAAGAAATCGAAGACCAAGAAGCACCCAAAGGAAATGCACATCCGGCGCGGTAAGTCTGGTGGGTTTATCGCCAAGCATATTCACGATACAGACCCCAACGATCCCGGAATGTCCCCCGAGCCGGATGAAGAGCACGTCCTTCCGGACATGGACGCGCTTCATCAGCATTTGGATGCCAATATGGGAGACCAAGCCCCCGTTCCGCAGGCCGCTCCTTCTCCGGATATGTCTCAAGCGGGGCCCGCAGCGGCGGCAGCCCCCGGACCGGGCGGGCCTCCGGCTCCCGCTCCGGGCCCACAGCAGGGATTGTAAATGACAACTACCGTCGTTCCAAGTTCGAAGCTAGGCTGGATCGTTACCGCTGTCATCGCTGCGGCTCTGATCTTTGGTGCCCACGAATGGTTGCAAGAGCACGACGCTCGCATTAAGGCCGAAGCGACGGTGGCCGCCGCTCAAACGCAGATTCAAACGGACAAAGTTAGTGAGGCCAAAGTTCAAACAGACTTGGCGGCAAGACTGTCTACTTTGGAAGCGGCTAAGAAACAGCCAGCAACTCCGCAGCAGATCGTTATCTCGGCGGCCAAGCTGTTCCCCAACCTTGCCCAGCCTCTTCAAGTGGTTACTCCTCCCCCGACGCAACAAGTCGTGAACGGAAAACCGACGGAAGTTCCGAGTGCGCCCGTTGTCCAGATTCCTGCCGTGGATTTGAAGGCCCTTCAGGACTACGCCATTAACTGCGAGGAAAACAGCGCGAAGCTCTCAGCGTGTACTCTGACTCAGGCCACGACTGCGGACGAACTCAAAGCAACAACCGCCCAACGGGATGCCTATAAGACCGCGCTCAAAGGCGGTACGTTCTGGCAGAGGTTCCGGCACGACGCAAAAATTATCGGGATCACGGCTGTTGTTGCGGGCGGAACCGCTTACGCTTTAGGGAGAAAGTAAATAATGAATGGAAACTCAACTTTGGGCGGAAACTGGGCGGCGGGATTCCTGCGGTCGCAGTTGTCCGACAAAGACGGAACAGTCAGCAATACCAAGGTCTGCATCCTCATGGTAGTGACGGCCTCACTGTCTTGGATTAGCTGCCTGCTTTATAAAGTTCATACCGCCGTCACCGTTACAGACATTGTCACCTTTGTTGGATCGGTCGGGACTTTTGCCACGATGCTTTGCGGAGTACTCGCTGGTTTGAAATACAGCGCGGACGCAGTGAACAATCGGGCACCGAACGCGACCCCGCAAGTTCAACCACCCGTTGTACCACCATCGGTATAGGAGATTTATGGACTACGTTTACACAGCAGTATTGTCAGCCATCGTCGGGTTTGTCGGCGGCCACTACTTTTCGAAGCAGCTTGCGGCAGCCGTCGCCAAGTTGGAAGCCACCATCGAAACCCGTTTGAAGGGCATCGAATCGGCGGTTCTATCGGCGGTTGAGAAGAAGCTCTAACCCTCAAAGGACAGCATGACGACCGAGACTTTGGAACGGTTGAAATTGTTTGTTTCCGGGCACCGGCATAAGTCGCTAGTGTGCGCTCTGAGCGCCCGAGAGCACGGGTATAAGCAGATCGCTTTGGCCCACGAGAACGAGGCGCAGTTGGCTGCCCTGTTACTCAAAGACCTGGAGAAGGAAAAAGTTGATGCCCTACAAATCGAAAGCCCAAGAAGCGTTCTTTAACGCTAACCGAAAGAAACTTGAGAAGCAAGGAGTCAACGTGGGCGAGTGGAACTCTGCGTCCAAAGGTTTGAAGCTCCCCAAGAAAGCCAAGAAGAAGTAATGTCCGACTCCCGCGCCAAATCGGTAATGAGCAAAGCCGAACCCAAAGGGCAGGGAACTCGTGTTGCGGAATACATTGAGACTCCAACGCGGATTCACTGTGGCTCTTGCGAATACTTGGTGGGCAAGAAGTTCTGCCGACAAGAAGTGGTAGCCAAGGACAAGGAAGTTCCAACCGACAAGACAACCGGGCTGAAGATCATAGACCCGAGCAAAGGTTGCTGCCGGTTCTGGAGCGCAGAGGACGAGGATTAGTCCATTACCCGGACAACTATGCCTAGCTTTTCAGATCAGATAGACGCGCTTTACGACCAATACGGCGGATATGAGCTAATCCCCAACGAAGCGCTCTACGACCTGCTTCAAGGCGGCAGGCAGGACCTGGTCAACATGGCCAAGTTGGGTTCGGATCACATTCCTAACTCAAACTTGGGCAAGGAAGTTCGGCGTCGGTGCGAAACTGATCTGTTTTGGATGGCTCGGTATTTTACTTGGGAAACCAACCCCCACAGCGAAAAAGGCACCAAGCCTCTGTCTGAAAATCTCATCACAGAGGAATGTTATAAGATAGTCTGCGACCTGTTTGTGAAGAAGGACAAGACCAAGCCCCTCAACAAGCAGTCTACAGCCAAAACTCGCCTCCTCCTGTGGCCCAGGTCTGGATATAAAAGCACTATTGACCATGTAGATACGGCGCAGTGGATTCTCAATTTTCCTTCTATCCGTATCCTATATCTCACCGCCGAAGCAGGACTATCCAAGGGGTTTGTAGACGAAGCAAAAGGTCATTTTCAAAGAGGCGAAGACACCCCTACTTTGATGGAGTTGTTCTTTCCTGAGTTCTGTTTCGTGGAGACTTCTTCGGAAGAAGAAGGAATCAAGGTCAAAGGACAAAGGGAAAAGACCGAAGTTTTCACCTGCCCGGTTTGGAAAGCGAAGAAAATCAGGAGAAAAGAGCCAACCCTTGTCGGCTCTTCTGTGGGCAAAACCAAGTCCGGTTGGCACTACGAACTCGTCAAGATGGACGACGCTGTTTCGGACACCAACACTCTTACTTCCGAGCAGTGCTCCAGCATTTCCCGGCAGTTGTTTCTCGCGGAAAAGCTTATTATTCCCGGCGGTTACTATGTCGATTATATCGGTACTCGCTACGCGGACGAAGACCACTACGGAGAACTCCTCGAAAAGAACGAGAACTTTGGAGAGGTAGAGCGCATAGAAGGTCTCGGCTGGTTTTTTGTTCACAACAAAACCACCAATATGGACATCTTGGTGGGCCGCGCTATCACCATTAAGCCAGAAGTCGCGGAAAGGCTCCAAGCCACAGGCCGTCGGGTAACATATCAGGAAGCCGGAGAAGAAGGCTGCGTTCTTCTTCTACCCCACATCATGGACTTTCCTTGGTTAATGAATGACCAAGCTAAAGATGAGAAGTCTTTTGAAGGGCAGAGAAACCAAAACCCAAGGCCCGCCGGAAGCGTAACGTTCGACAGGCCCCTGCTTTTGCGTTGCACCGTTCCTTTCCACATGCTTCCTAGAGTAGGTCCTGTTTCGAATATGTGGGACTTCAACGGCGGGAAGAAGAAAAAGGGGTTAGATTATACTACGGGGTCCGCTGTTTTGTGGAGCGAGGCCGACGAAATTGGGGCGGACGGAAGACCGATAGAAATCTTCATGCCCAATGGCACCAAGATCAGGCGAAAGAAAAACGTTGGGAGCGTACTCAAGATTGTTCGAGATCGCTTCAACAATTTGACAGGCCCCCAAGCTGTTGTTCGCTTGGCTCAAGAAACTAGGCCCTTCGTTATTGGAATCGAAGACTCTGCTGGCGTTCGTTACATGGAACATACGATTCGGGCGGAAGCGGCGAAGACCGGCGATTCCTATATTGTTGAATTGTGCGATCACATTGATTGGGTTCCGGTCACCAACGAAAATGATGCGAAAAGACTTCGAATTGGTCAACTGTTTCCGTGGATGGTTGGGGGGCAGTGGTTCTTCCTGAACGCTTGCATGGACCCCCTTAAAATAGAGGTCATGTACACAGAGTTCGAAAAATGCCTGACCTCCCACCATCACGAAGATATTCCCGACTGCCTGGCTTATCAGCTTCGTTATGCTCCAAGAGCCGAACAAGCGATAGTTCAGAACCGAACAGAGATGTTCTTCAACATCGACCGCCAAGGCTGGGGTCAGATATACGACGAAGACTACCGCCCGAATTTTGGTTCTTCGTATTCTATGAGCCCGGACGGGGTTGTGACTCCGTATTCACCAACGGGGCCTACTCGCTGGTTTTTCGACGAACAAGGAAACATGGTTCCTGTTGACTCTCCGGAGCCCCTTAGTCCTGTTCCCGACCTGTTCTCGCCCGAGCTCGAAACCTGGCAGAGAACCCCAAACGGAATGCCCAACATTTTGGGCGCGGGCATATTTGGATAATGAAACTCCACGTAGAAATTCAGGACGACGACGGGGTTGTTCTTTACGCGCATGACGCCGATCACCTGTCTACCCCCAGCCGGTGGAACATTCCGACCGGACAGCGGCTTGTGAGCAAGATGCCGAGTAACGCTTCCGACGTGGAAAATAGCGGGACGTATGAAATCTTCGGCATCACGTTCCAGCCGCACCTGAGAGTAGACCGTCCCAACGGGTGGACACCTTCCCCGCCGGGCCCGAATAGTGGGCCTCAAATCCCGACGAACTTTCCTATCGGACTTCCGAGCGTGGGGCGTGCTGCCGCAAGTCTTTCTCCGCAAGCAAAACCCATAAGCATGTGGGGCACGTCCTCCGCCCCGACACCACAAACAACAAACTCACAACCAGGCTTCGCGCCTACAAGAGGTTAACAAATGGCTGTTGGAAAACTTATCTCGCTCGGCGGAAATCTTGAAAATCCTCGTGATTCCAAGCCGTCTGACTATCCGGCCGTAGGCCCTACCGGAGCCGAAGGTTCTTCTGCTGGCGAAGGCCAGTTGGTCAAGCAAACCGAAAATCAATGGCGTCCCATGGGTACGCAAGACAGCGGCGATCAGACCCCCAGTGTCTGGGGAAAAGCTGATTGGACGGTTGGAAAGTCTTCAGCCGAGGCCGGAACTTCCGTTGCCGTGCCGGTGTCTGTCGATTTGAAAGACGGGTACTTCGTTCCCGACGTTCGCACCAAGCCCTACTAATTAAAGTCCATTATCCGGACTGAATTCTGAACGATAAGGGAAAAGATGAGCATTCTTCCAGAGCCGCCCAATTCGTATAAAGAATTACAACTAGACGAGGCAAAGTCTTTTCTGTCTCAG